CCCTCTTGGATGTATGTATTCATTTTCTCGATCTTTCAAAAATCGGGGCTATCAGCCCCTTTTGGTTTAAACGCCTGCGTTGGTCACAGCGCCGCGATAGTCGACAGCGGCAACGCCGTAGTCCAGGCGCACCTTGTAGCGCGCGCCGTCCACATCAAAGCCGTCCTGCACTTCNAGGTANGGCTCCTGNCGNCCGTCCAAAAANGCCACNTCNAGCACCGGTGCCTCGGTGGCGTCGGCAAAGGCGTAGCGGCGGGTGCCGGTCAGGCGTGGCGTGTCAACAATGTCGCGGAACAAGCCGTTGACCACGTTGGGCTTTTGCAGCTTATTGGCGGTGTCGGGGTCGTACTGCGCATCGTTGATGCTGCGAGCCGTGCCACCCAGGCCAATCGGCACCAGCAACACCGCCGGGCGCAAGTCCAGGTAGTCATTGCCACTCACATCCATCTGCGACGCCATCAGCACGCGGTCCGCGTCGATGGTGGCCATGCTGATGGCAGCACCGCCGGCGCCAATGTTGGCGTGGGTGGCGTGGAACAGCGTCAAGCCGTCGCCCATCGTCGGGCCAAGGCCGGCGTTCAGCGCCAGCAAGGCGTACACATCGGCTTCCACCGTGCGGCCAGCCGCCCGGCCCAGCATGCCGGCCAAACCGACAAACGCGCCCAGGTCATCATTGATGATGGACTGACGCGACAGGTTGATGATGTTGCCCTTGGTGCTGGCCGTGATCGTGCCCTTCTCGCCATCGGGAATGCTCTTGTTGGTGAACTCGCCCAACTCATTCACGGCATCCAAAGCACCAAACGAGCCGGTGCGGTAACGGTTGTGCGCGCGGAAGTCGCTGACCGAGCCCGTGGCGCAGAAGCGGTTCCAGGTCAGGGCGGCGCGGGTGTAAGCGGCCTGCAAAGCCTTGTGCATGGTGTTTTCCAGCAACACCGGGAAGTCGCTGGTGCCTTGCGTGAAAGCGGCGGCAACAATCTCCATCTGTCCCATGCCGTCGGTCTTGACGCCAGCGCGTTGCAGCGAGGCGCGCGCCAAGTCCAGCAGCTTGTGGCCACGGAACGGGTTAGCGGACATCGAGGCACGCACCTTGGCGTCCTGCTCCACACCAGCACGCACCAGCAGCGCAGACACCACCGCATCGCGGCGTTTGTCGGATTCATCGGCCAGCGTCTGCACGTTGGGGTGCGAACCGGCAGGGTTGGCAGGCTCAGCACCCTTGCCCACTTCGGTCAACAGGCGGGCCTGAATGTCCTCAATGGTCAAAGCGGGGTCGCTCAATACTTCGGTTTGCAGCGCCAGCACGCCAGGGTTGGCGGCAAAGGGTTTGAACATGGCCAGCACCTGGTCGTTGTCGGACTTGGTGCGGGCAAAGGGTGCAGCGGGTTTTGCCGCCACGGTTTCGGTTCCGGCCATTTGAGGCTCCTTTAAAGTTGCAGCGGCATTTGCTGCGGTTTGTGAAACGGGTTGTGCTTGTGTGTTGGGTTTTTGCGCGGCCACGGGTGCGGCCGGCTTGAAGCGGGAAAGGTCAAAGGTTTGCGCCAGACTGGCAGCCACCGCCACTTCATCGCCCACCAGGTCGGCAAAGCCAGCGGCAACGGCCTCATCAGCCGAATACCAGTGGTCCTTGCCATCGGTCAGCAGCGCCAGGTCATCGGCATACGCATGGCCGGTCTTGTCAGAGTAAGCGGACGCCATCGCCTTGGCATAGCGGTCCAGAATGTCAGCCTGCTCGCGCAATTCGCCAGCATTGCCCATGCTGATGCCCCAGGGCGCGTGAATCATCATCTGCGCGTTCTTGGCCATCGTGATCGTGTCACCGGCCATGGCGATGTAACTGGCGCAGGAAATCGCCACGCCATCGATCTGCACATTCACAGTGGCCGGGTGCCGCTTGAGCGCGTTAAGAATTGCGAGCCCATCTGTCACGCTGCCCCCGTAAGAATTGATGCGCAGCGTGATTTCGTCCGCGTCCAGCACGGCAATCTCGCGCACCAGCTCAGACGCGACCACGCCGTCCTCGCTCCAACGGTCCCCGATATTTCCATAAACGTAGACCTCGGCAACGATCTTCGTGCTGTCTGCGGCCTTGGCTGCGGCCTTGATTTCATACCACTTGTTCGACATCGTGCAAGCTCCTGTTTGAAGCTCAACGATATTGAATAGGCTGTGCAAAGTATCAAATTTCCTGCACTACTTTTGTTTTTTGCATGAAATACACTTCACTGACAATTTCAGGGGATCGTGATGAAGCAATTTCCAATAAAAGCACTGCTGGTTGTTACCTTGCCATTTATGATGGTGTGTGCTCAAGCCCAGGTTTTCAAGTGCACGGACGCCACCGGAAAAACTGCATTCACCGATCAGCCCTGCGCGCCAGCGCAACAATCAAGCCGACTCAAACTCCCTGCTGTACCGCCCGTGGCGGCGCCAGTACCGGCAACCGGTCAGGCCATGAGCCCTGCGGCTGCCGCGCATGAGCAGCTGCGCCAGCAAAAGCGCGCCGAATCAAATGCCATTCACCAGCGCATTGACGATGCCAGCAATAAGGTTCACAAGATACGTGCCGAAAATGCTGACCCAAAAAAATGCGCAGAAGCAAAACGGCGCATGGCGGCCATGGAGTCAGCGGGGCGCGATACCCTGCTGTTGGTCAAGGCAGACCCTGATTACTTTCACTACCAGCAACTGGCGAGCCTGCACTGCGGCAACTAGGCTGCCGGGCCAGCGGTATCTGGCGTGCCAATCAGCAGCGCGCCCAGGTGCACCACGTTGCCCAGGTTGCCACCCATGGTGCGCAGCTCCATCGAGGTCTTGGCCACCTTGATCTCTGCGTTGAGAGAATTCGAAATCGAATCCAGCCCCTTGGCCATGGCTTCCACATCGGTCGCGCTGATTTCCTTGCGCGCCAGGGCCAGCAGGCTGTTGGCCACAATGCGCCGGATGTCGCCTTGCGTGGTCACGGCGGGCATATCGCCAAGGGATTCAATCAGGGTTTGGGCTGCTTTCATGGGGTTACCTCTTCTTTCAGTTGTTTGATGGAGTTTTTAAGTTCGCGGGCCATGCGTCTGATCTGCAATTGCTCACGCTTCAATTCGACCAGGGCTGGTGGCATATCGGCGGCGGCAAGGCCAGTTTGGGACACCAGAATGATTTTTAAATACCAATCAACCAGGTTATCTGAGCCCTTTTTTTCATAGGCTTTTACTTTTTCCGGATTGGCTTTGCGCCAGGCTTTGACTCTTGCCTTGGTTTTCTCTGGGTCAGCTTGATACCACGCCTTCTTGGACATGCTGAGGTGCTCACGGTTTGCCTCGCGCCATTTTTGGAAGACAGCGTGAACCTTCTCAGGGTTTTCATGGTGCCACTTTCTTATTTTGGCTCTGTAGCTGTCAATACTATCCATGTAATTCTTCTTTTTGCACGCTTTGAGGTGATCTCGATTCGCGTCGCGCCACTTTTTTCTGGTCGCTTTGATGTGCTCTTTGTTGGCCTCGCGCCACGCTTTTTGTTTTTTCTCGCGGCAGGGTTTGCAGTTTGTCTCGCGTCCATCTTTCTCGCATCGCCGAACTGAAAATTGTTCAATCGGCAAAGCCACGCCGCAGGCCTTGCACACCTTCATTGGTTCTGCGCTCACGCTGTCGCTCCTTTGGATTGTTTGAGTTCTGCCAACTGGCGGCGGTATTCCTTGGCAATCCACTCGTGGTCATGAATGCGCAGCTGCGTTTTTTCAATTTCTTCCAGCTTGAGCCTGGCCTGATACCTGGCAATGCTCCGGTCGGTTGACACTTTCCAGAAACTGATGACCGTTTTGGGAAAGCGCCCGCGCCGGGGGTGCTGCACAACAGCGGCCCGGTCAAAACGTGCGTGGGTGAGGATTTGGGCGGTCGCGCCCGCAAAGGGAAGTTGAGCCATGGTAGGCCTCCAAGCGGTTCGGTTTACAACAACCACCGCACCCAAGTCCAATTGGGGGCGGTAGCTCGAACGGGTTGGACTACCGGGAACCGCTTGCGCGAACCGGCGGGCCTTGCGGCCCCCCGTCCGAGCCACCAAAAAAGGAGGCGCAGACAACGAAGCCGCACGATCTGCGGTAGAACTGCGGCTTGCGTCGCAGCGGTTACACGGGAGTCCAATCCCGCCTGCTGTGTTTGCAGCAGTGGCGCGATTGTAGCCACAGGCATTTTGAGTCGTCAAGCGACCCCCTTGCGCCGCCGCGCCAAAATCGAATACAACAGCCGACGTGAAATCTCGAACTTTTTCATAACCTCCAGATGGTTGCGGCCAGTAAANGCCTGCCACACCGCCACGTCACGCTCGGCGCGCACATCGCGTTTCGGGATGTAGCGCCCGCCAATGCGCGGCGCCAGGCGCCGGGCCAGCAGCGCGGCCAGCTCNGTCAGGTCCGCGTGGCTCGCATCGCTGCGAAACACGCCGTCGCCCAGNCNGTCGCGGTGGCATTGCATCACGATCAGGGTCATGTCATTGCACAGGCTTAGCGCCTCGGGGTTAGTTGCGTCGTTCAAAGTCCCATCCTTTGGTGTGGTTGGTCGGTCATGCGCACGGCAGCGGGCG